GATGCACTGCCAAGTGCATCTCCCAAAGGAGATTTGGAAACTCCAAACCGCCTAGTGGATAGATACAAGTATGGTCTCTCAATACAAATCGAGACCACAACCTTGGATCTCCCCGCGAGGCTTTCGCCCCCTACCCCCTATTAATAGGGAGTAGCCTTCCTCAGCTTGATGTTGGCGGACTGAGGACGCCCAGCGCGTTCAAGATGTCCCGCTACATCGGCTGGCTGGCCGATGTCTCCGTTGAGCGGAGTCTGTTCAAACGCTTCGTCTACGGACGAAAGGTAAGAATTCGACTTCCGCTCCAACATGAGGAGACATTTGAGTAGGGCGCCCGACTCTGAAAGATTATCTTTCGGAGTCGGGTCGCGACGTACCCACCCCTTGACTAAGGGAGTGTGGAGCGTCGGGTGAATCGATTCAGCCTGATAAGGCAGAACTGATTCACGTCCTAACACAGAGGAAGTTGATTCCACAACCGGGAAGTAGAACAAAATCTTCTCGATGTAAGAATCAAGCCAGCGCACAGTTCCCCAAAGTCCAGCCCAATAGAGCTGGTTTCTAAGGGAGACTATGGAGCTGATCTCCTCTGGGTCGCGCCTCTGCAATGTCGGGAATTCTCTTCGAACACGGACAATACTTACGTCCGTGCCGTCATAGAACTCCTTTCCGCAAGATTCTCTGAACTTACCAGTCCAGAAGGATTTGCGAGAGTTCACCTTGATACCGTAGTGTTCAAGGGTCTCTATTGCAGAACGCACCAGGTATTGTGGGATGATGATATCATCTCCATATACCCGCACCCGACCCACATGCTCTTTAATGAGTTTGCGGGTCAGAGGTGTCCTAAGCTCTCTCTCTAACCCAATGAAGAGTAGTGTTAAAAACACCATTGCTTCCACGGGGAAACAGAGAGCTGAACCCATAGACGCGAACTTGGCAAGACGAACAGTCTTCCCAAGTACGTCAGCCTTCCGTGATCTGCATGCGTCAACAGCCCCATGCAATTGGGGGTGTGATGACAGCATTTCACGTACATGCTGATTCGAAACGCGATCGGAAGCCTCACTTAAATCAAGTGTGGCCAGGTCACCCGAAAGGGAGCCTTCACGCGCCATTCGGTTATTAACCGTTTGGTCCGTGAATCCGATCATGTGCCGGAGGTAGTCATCCTCCTTAATGGCACAAATCAGAGCATCCGAAAGAGCCTGCTGACAATATTGCATTGCCGTAGGTTCGATCGCGATGATCCGAGGCGTTTTGAGCGTCTTAGGAACGTCAACTACCCTTGCGGGTAGTTCACGACCAGGTTCGAGGATGTCTATTTCACCTAAGTCCGACGAAAATCGGTCATTAGGTACAAGATACTCTTCCCATGGGAAGAATTCTTGAAGTCGCGTAGTCCAAGTTGACTGTGACCACTTAGCGTTCCCGCTAAGGAAATCAGCAGTTGCTCCAGGACCATGCTTGGGCAAAAGAGACCGGTCGAAGACACGAGTGTCTAAGGCCGAGAATATCTTGCCAAAAAGCAGATCTGACACCTCTCTGAACTTAAACCAATCAAGGTCGTTCAGTCGAGAGTCAGATACGCGGACATCCTTCTCACACTCAATAAACCCATCATATGCAGCCTTCACCCTTGCATCGCTGCAAGGAAGAAGAATCTTGCCAAACATCAATGATAATTGACGTAAAGCAAAAATTGCATCATGTGACGGGTTATTGAGTAGGACACCACTACCACGGTCGAACACAAGATCGAGGAAACCTCCGAGAAATCGGGGGAGACCTGCCTGCCAGGAGAAACCCTGAAACAGGTTGCGATCCGCATAACCTTGGTCAAGACATTTTTCGATGTCTTTTCCAAAGTTAGGCAGGGATATCGTTAAAAATGACATCCCCTCATGTTCGACACGACGATGGACAGTTTTTATGTCCATCGTGGCGCTAGTGCAACATCTGGTAGCCAAATCTTTGGCTACCTTTGTCCAGAGTAGCATCAGGCTATTCATGTTCCCTCCTAATAGAGGTGGACATTCCCTAGCCTTACCACTCACAACGATAAGCTAGATGCACTTAAAGCACATCTTCCGATCCTCCTTTACTATCACTAGTAGGGGAGCAATCGGACTTATCGTTACGCGACCGATCGTGCAACACCTTGGCTGCGAAAGTCAAGATAGCTGCAATGGCTGCGAACAATGAGTTCCAGTCACTCTCGGTCAGCTCTCACCACCAAGAAGCTTGGTAATGAGGGCATCCGAAGTCGCAGTGAACGCGGTTTTGAAACCCGTGTACACTTCGAGCTGCTGAGCGTTCGTATAACCGGCAACAGGCACATCGAAAACCATGTAACAAGACATGGAAACCTTTGTGTTCTGAGCCGGAATGAACGGATCAGCAGTCAACTTCGAGTGGTCAACCCGGAGCACCCGACGCGTCCTTTTGCCATAGGCAGAAGACGCCGAGAGCCGGATCAGTCCATCAGACGACAGGTAGCTAGACTCGTTCTTACCCGTTTCAACGCGGGGAAGAGGAGTCGTAACTCCTGCAATCGTAATGGACTGAGGGTCGGTGAATGACAAGGCACTACTCCTGTTCTCGGGAGAATTACTCCCGTTGTTCTGGTGTTTTGCAGTGAAATACTGCTAGCGGCTATGGGACAATCCCAAAGCAGCCAGAATGGCGTTCTGGATTGGTGATAAACCATCCCAGGATATGCCAAACCCGAAGGGGTTAGCCCGCCTTCTCTTCTTCGTCACAGTGACGAACGAGAGGGCAGGGACGTCAGAAGGTCCGCTGTAAGATTGAGCGGAATTCCGGCGCCAAGTATAGGTATCTTGGACGACAATTGTCTCCATGATATATCCATACTTCATCACCTGACCATACTGGATCTTATCCGAGAGATTATGTATTACATCTCCCGCATTAGAGACCCAGTCAACGGCCCAGCTCCACGGAGCGAGATTCCAGAGTGTCTCTGGAGTCAACTCGAGTCCAAAGACTCGTTGGGCCTCAGCTGCTGCACTATCCATGCCCTTACTGACACCAAAGCCAGAAGGGGCATAGTATGTGAATGCACCTGAGAACCAAGTTGACTTCGATACCTGAGTATCGACATACACGTCTCCGCTACCAAAGTACTGACCAATGCTGCCAGAAGTGACGGGCCCATAATATGGGGGTACGTTACTTCTGACTTTTTGCATGGTGTACCTGGTACGGTCGATGGGGAAGTTGTAGCGACGACGCACAACTCTACCAGAGTCACGCTCAAACTGTCTCATGACAGCTGTTGCGTGACGAATGGCCTTAGATGTAGATTTTACATCCGAGACGAGAGGTGCCCAGCCAAAAACAGCATTAAGGAACTCGTCCCCTGCAGAACGCAGGATGGCGAGTTTGTTTTCCCAAGCTTTCAAGCCAGGGATGGACGGTAGTCCATCCTTGACAAGTTCGCCGAGGAAAACACTGGCCTCACTCACAGGATTAGTGGGTGAGCATCTAGCTACAGCCGTTGCGCCCATTTGAGCCAATTTTGCTTCTGAGGAAGCATAGTCAGCTGCATTTGGGAACGTCGGCCATGAAAAGGTGGTTGGATCAACAGCAACCGTCTGAGCATCAAGCTCAAACAGTTCCGCGTTCTGGTAAGGCTTGACATCCCATGGACCAATGGTCCACCGGTAATGTCTACGCCCACCAGCATCACCAACGACGTAAGACTTAGTCGTGGTGAAGTCTCCACCTATGTCACCGGACCCTCTCTGACGAGAGTGCCATGGGTGACCTTCCGAAACAGTAGTCTGTTTCCCAACGTAACTCTTCGACTGATTGGACGCATCAAAAGATGCAGACTCCTGCTGATTACTCAGAGGAGGACCATTCTGAACGAAGTGCCTGAGTTTGGCTCCCTTAATTACATAAGGGGTCAAATCTCGGGTTCGTGTTACCTTGGGCATCGACCAGCTCCTTTGGACATAAACGTATTCTTTACGAATACGGGTGTATTTGCACTGCGTTGGCGTCACCCCCCTGGG